AACAAGCGCAGCGCTGGACAGGTTGAGCGTGCTGTTGACTGGCAAGCCACTGACGGCAGGAGATGGCCCAGCATCGTTCCTCGACAGCGTCGAGGCAAATGCAGATGTGCCGCCGACGCCATTGCCACTGTGGACCCTCTGCCTTGGCTTCCATACCTGGTACTTCCGGTGGATCGGATGGAGGAAGCCATGACCCTCTTGGACCGCCTCGCCGACCGCGCCATCGTCGATCGCTGCCCGCCGATGTGGCTGCGGCATCTGGTCCCGTGGTGGCTGATCTACTGGACCGAACGACGGGTTGGGCTGTGCCGGTGCGGGATCGTGATGTGGAAGCTCGGATACGACGAGTGGCCGTGGCATCGGCCGAAAGACGACTGCTTCTGCGGACCTACGCCGACGAGTATGTGCTACTGCGGGAAGTTCAGACGAGACGCCAGTGGCAACGTGGTGGAGAACAGGGAGGATCCCAAGCCATGACCGACTCCCAGTGGTCCCGCTGGCGCTTTGCCATCCTCGCAGTGTGCGTGGCGGTGGTAGCTATCGCCGTGCTGCGCGTCGAGTGCGTCGTGAGGTGTGACGCCGCCAGGCCGCGCGTGCTTGTGGAGTATCGGTGGCTGGATAGCCACTGCATACAGATCGGTGACTGGGGAGATAGCATCCAAGCCCGCCCCGCAGGCTATTACGTCACCGGCCGCGCCACCGTCGAGGATCGCGGGGACACCGTGGTTGTCAGGTGGGAGAAGAGCGGATTGATGGAGGTGATGAGATGATGACCGACCTGGCGTTGTGTCCTAGCTACCCGCACACGCAAGCAGTGTCGGCTCCTAAGTCCCGGTTGAGGGCCGAATCGGACGAGGCCGCGATGGCTTACCGGACTCTGTACATATTCCTGGCCATCGGGACTCGGCCCCTCTGTCCTGCGGAGGGATGGAACGAGCAGTACGCGCGCGACTTGTTCGAGCGTGGGGGCTTCCACTACCCGGTGCGATGGATGCCCCGCATCGGGGACGGATGGAGACGCCTCACTTACTGCGAGTTCTGCGTGTGGTACGGGCTGTGCTGATCCACTGCCCCGCCGTCCTCGTCGAGCGATCGGCCTGCCAGGATGCGCCGGCCGACACGGTCGCCGTCACCTTCCCCTTGCCGCAGATCGTCTACGGGATGCCGCCCGGCTGGTACGAAGTCAGCCGCACGACAGACGCTGGCCATAGGTGCGTGCCGTTTCGCAGGCTCGTCTTGCGCGACGGCACGCTCTGCTTCCTCGCCAGCGGTCCCGGAACCTTCCGCATCGCCAACTGGACCGGCCGGACGGGATGGCTTGCACGCTGACACTTGACAGCACCGCAGCCGAAGGAGGACAGTGCCGTTGTCCGACCGGCCATCAAAAGGAGAGCCCATGAAGATCAAGCGCGTTCCGATCGACACGCTGAGCTTGGATCCCGCGAACCTGCGCCTGCACGATGAGCGCAACGTCGACGCGGTCAAAGCAAGCCTGCGTCTCTTCGGTCAACAGAAGCCCATCGTGGTAAGCAAAGCGGGCGTCGTTGTCGCAGGCAACTGCACACTTCAGGCAGCGAAGGCTTTGGGATGGAGCGAGATCGACACGGTGGAAACCGAGCTCGCCGGGCCGGAAGCCATCGCCTACGCGATCGCGGACAACCGGACAGCAGAGCTCGCCGAGTGGAGCGACAAAGAGCTTCACGATCAACTCTCATCGCTTGCGGACTCCGGAGTGTCGATCGAAGACCTCGGCTGGAACGAAAGCGAGTTCGACAGGCTTCAGCGGGAGTTCGACCCAGGAACGATCGAGGACAAAGGGAACGACGCGCAGAAGATCTCGGACATCGTGGAAGCAACCGCGCCGCTCGAACATGGCGAGGTCTGGAAGCTCGGCACGAGCAAGCTCGTTGTGTGCAGTCCGGTGAAGGACGTTGCGCTGTGGCGGCCGCTGCTCGACGAAGGCACAGAGGAGTTCGTTCCGTGGTGCGGGTTCCTCGCGCCGCAAGCCGACAAGTACGCCGGTCGACGCGTCCTCTTCGTGCAGCCAGACCGGACACTAGCTGCGATCGCGGTCGCGCTGTATCCGGGAGCCGAGAGGATCAAAGCATGAGCACGAAACAAACTGGCGGCACATGGGACCCGAGCGCGCCGCCGATGTACTTCGTCGCCATGACCACGATGTACGACGACGTTCCTGCGCTCGTGGAGAACGTGCTTCTTCCTGTGACGAACGCCAAAGCGCCCGACGCTCAGGTGATGTTCAACAGCGGGCGACGCCTCAACATCCTCGTCGACTCTGGCGTGTTCGAACTGGCCGCAGCTCACGCACGCAAGAACAATCTCACGCACGACGAAGCGCTCAGAGCGCCGATCGACGAGATCGAAGGCGCGCTCAAACTGCTCGACTCCTACGCGGAGTTCGTCTCGCAGCGTGGCGACGAGCTCTGGGGATACGTGGAGTTCGACATCGGTGGACGCGAGCAGAAGATCAAGACGCGAGCCAAGCTGGAGTCCGCCGGACTGCGGCCGATCCCTGTGATCCATCCGTTGAACGACGGCTGGTCGTACTTCGACGAGATGGCCGACAAGTACGACCGGCTCTGCGTGGGCAACCTCGTGGGAGCCAGCGAGTCGGTTCGCCGACGCATCCTGTTCGAAGTGCAGCGCCGCAGGCAAGGCAAGGCGGTGAAGTGGATTCACGCGCTCGGCGTTACGCCGTCCTCGCTGTGGATGTCGCTGCCGACGGAGAGCTGCGACTCGTCGTCGTTCGCAAACATGACGCGGTGGGGCGGCGAGGCGCGCGACTACGCTGCGTTCGCACAAGTGCCAGTCGGGATCAAACAGATAACAACGAAGGGAATGATCATGTATAAGATCGAAGTGGCGATCGGTGGCGCGTTGGGGAGCGCGACAACCGCCGCGCGGCAGGAGATCGGATGAGCCTCAAAGTCTACTGCACGACAGCCTTTCGCGGATTCCACAGGTGGGCCGATGCGCCGAGCGAGGTAAACTACCTCGCCAGCGTTCATCGGCATACTTTCCATGTGCGCGCCGAGTTCGCTGTGCGGCACGGCGGCAGGCACATCGAGTTCATCACGAAGCAAGCGGAGATCGACAAGGCGATCGCCAGCTTGCGTGTCGAGCCCGATGTCCTTCTGTGGTCGTGCGAGATGTGGGCGGAAGCCATCGGGATAGCAGTAGGGGCCGACAGCGTGGAAGTGAGCGAGGACGGCGAGAACGGAGCCGTTTGGACAAAGGAGGAGTGATGTTCACCATCTCAAAGACGTTCGCATTCTGCGCGAGCCACCGGCTTGAGGGATTGCCTCCGGGGCATCCGTGCGCGCGGATGCACGGCCACAACTACGTCGTCGAAGTCGCGGTGTCCGCGAACGCGTTGAACACAGTGGGCTTCGTGATCGACTATCGCGATCTCGCGCCGTGCCGCGACTTTATTGACAGCAAGTTGGATCACCGGCACCTGAACGACTGCCTGCCTGAAGGGGTGAACCCCACAGCGGAGGAGATCGCGCGATGGCTGCACGGCGTGTTCTGTTCTCTGCTACCCGTTCCGCCGGCCAATCTCGCCGTCGCTGTTTGCGAAACACCGAAGACGCGCGCCGAGTACCGGCCATGATGATCAGCGAAATCTACGGGCCGGTACCGCAAGGTGAAGGACCGGTCGCCGGGATCTGGTCGATCATGCTGCGCACCGGCGGCTGCGACTTCCGCTGCGCGTGGTGCGACACGCCGCACGCCGTTCTTCCGGAGAACAAGGCGAGCTGGCAGGAGATGTCCGCGTCTGACGTCGCACGCGAAGTCGATGCGATGGATCCCAAGTCGCTTGTGCCGCTCGTTACAATCACCGGCGGAAACCCTGCGCTTTGGGAGATGGATGAAGCGGTTGAACTCCTGCACGCGCAGGGGAGGCTGGTGGCGGTCGAGACTCAAGGCAGCGTCTGGAAGCCGTGGATCGCCAAGTGCGACTTCATTGTTGTCGCGCCCAAGCCGCCGTCGTCCGGCCATACCCCTGACGATCATCGCGCGATGCCTCTCTTCTTCGACCAGCGCGCCGATCACGCAAGGCAGACGCACATGAAGCTCACGATCGACCCGAACAGCGAAGACGATGTGCGGTGGGCGATGGACCTCGCTGATCACGTGTGCAAGGACAAGTTCATCGCGTTCGTGCAGCCGGTAACGCAAGCCGGAGGCGATCCGGTTGCGGCGCTCAGGGATCTCCACCGCGTCATGGTGGAGCGGTCGTGGTACTCAGCGGTCGTGCTGCCGCAGATCCACGCTGTCTGTCACGGGAGGAAGCGTGCGACATAACATCGACATGAAAGCAATCGAAGCAGCAACCTCGGCGATCTTGATCGCAATCGGAGAGGACCCCAGCCGCGAAGGACTCCGCGACACTCCTGCGCGTGTCGCGCGGTGGTGGCAAGAGTTCATGCTGCGCGAGCGGGAGTCCTCGTGGACTTCGTTCTCCGCAGAGAAGACGGACCAGGTAGTCGTTGTTTCCGGCATCCGCGTCTGGTCGCTGTGCGAGCACCATCTGCTTCCGTTCTCGTGCGACTTGACAGTCGGCTATCTGTGCCGCAAGAAGGTCATCGGGCTGTCGAAGATCCCGCGCGTCTGCCACCTGTTTGCTAGCCGCCTCCAGTTGCAAGAGAGAATGGTAGAGCAGATCGCGGACGAAGTTGAGCGCATGACCGAGTCCGAGGACGTTGCGGTGATTGGAAGCGGGCGTCATCTGTGTTGCCTCATCCGAGGCGTGAAGACGGACGCAGTCATGCACACGAGCGCCATTCGAGGGAGGTTCCGCGATGCCGTCATCCGGCAGGAGTTCTTCGCGCTCGCGCAAGGCCAGCAAGGCCAAGCCTAAGCCTTTGCACGCTGGCCGGCCCGCGATAATCGAAACGGATCGCGGTGCGGCTGTCGTGGAGCGGCTCATCGCGTGCGCGCGTGCGTTCGCGCCCTACGAAACCTGCGCCGCCTATGCGGGCATCAACAAGGACACTCTCATCCAATGGCTCAAGCGTGGCGCGCGTGAACTGGACGAAGGCATTGAATCGCCTTACGTGTCACTTCACCGCGACTTCACGATCGCCCTTGCCAATGCGGAGACCCGTCTCCTCGCTGTGATCCAAACGGCGGCGGCGAAGCAGTGGCAGGCAGCAGCGTGGATCTTGGAGCGGCGGAAGCCGGTGATCTACGCGCGCCGGTCGTTCGTCGGCCCGGTCGAGGACGACCACGAAGACGAGGAGATCGTCCTGCGCTTCAGCGACGGGCGCACGCTGGAGGACATTGAGTAGGCCACCGGCAACGCTGCCGGATCTGCACGCCGGCCAGATGAGCGTGCTCACTTCGCGGGCGCGCTTCCGGCTCGTCGTGTGCGGACGACGATGGGGGAAGACCCGGCTTGGCGCGGTCATTGCCACGATCGCGGCGGCGCACCGCAAGCGCGTGTGGTGGGTCGCCCCGACCTACACCGACACCGAGGTCGGCTGGCGCGAGATCCGCTCGCTGACCGAGCCGATCGGGGGCCGCGAGGCGAAGGGGATCCGCACGATCACGCTGCCGGGCGGCGGCTTCGTGGCGCGGCGGTCTGCTGACCGCGAGAGCAGCCTGCGCTCTGAAGGGCTCGACCTGATCATCCTCGACGAGTGCGCGTTCATGGAGCGGGCGCGCTGGGAGTACGAGCTTCGCTATGCGCTGACGGACCGGCGCGGCGGCGCGCTGTTCATCACGACGCCAGATGGTATGAACTGGATCCACGACCTCTGGGTTGCCGCCGAGCAGAACCCTGACTGGCAGCGCTGGCAGATGCCCACCTGGACGAACCCGCTCATCCATCCAGACGAAGTCGAAGACGCACGCCAGACGATGGCGACGCTGTCGTTCGACCAGGAACTCGGCGCGGAGTTCGTTGCACGCAAGGGGATGGCATTCCCTGACTTCAACCTCAAGCGGCACGTGCGCAAGCTGGAGATGGATCCCGGCCGCCCGCTCTGCCTCGGGCTGGACTACGGCTACCAGACCTTCGCTTGGGTGCTGTTTCAATGGATTGTTGACACGAAGCCTCGCGTCAGTATCCTTGCCGACGGTGAGTGGCACAACCTCACCACGGAGCAGGCGATGAGCCGTTTGAAAGAACAGCCGTGGTCCGAGAAGGTAGCCGAGATCGGATGCGACCCGGCAGGCAACGCCCGCACAGCGCAAGGCATCGCTGACGTCATCACGACGCGTGAAGCATTCCCGAGGGCATCGGTGCGCTACTCCTCGGCATCCCGCCATCGGTCGCCTGAGTGGAGAGCTTCGCGGTTGCGCGATATGCTGTGGAGTTCCGTTGGCGGTGAGAGCTTGCTCATCGACCCGAAGGCAACGGCCACGATCAAGATGCTCACGACCAGCCGCTACGTCGGCGCGACTCCATCCGAACCGGAGAAGGACGGCATCGTTGACCACATCCGCGACGCGCTCGGATACGGATTGGTCAATACCGTTTGGACAATGGCGAAGCAAGGTGTCGAGAGGAGGACACGCCCGTGGTAACGATCTATCAGAACAAACCTGCGCCCGCGTACTTCGAGTCGATGACCGAGGCGATCATCCTCGCATCGCTGCGGGACTTGGAAGCCAACATCGACGCGCGCATGGCGGCGGTGTATGACGAATACGAGGACTGGTACCTCGGCGGCAACCTTGTGCAGCAATACCTCTACCGCAACGACAAAGAGAGCGACGACTCGTACTCGGCGCGCGTGCGGCGGCTGGCCAATATCAACTACCTCGCGCGCATCGTCGATGAGCTTGTGGACGACGCCTACGGCGAGGAGGTCACGCGCCACTACGGCGAACCGGCAACGCCCGCGCACGAGGAGACGTTGCAGGACTGCCTCAGCGAGTCGCACATTATCGAAGAGCAGCAAGACTACGCGCGATCCATCGTGCTCTTCGGGAAGGGCGTGGCAAACGTCAGCTTCGACGAGGACGACGGGCTCGTGAAGGTGCGCGCCGTGCATCCGGGTCAGGTGGCGTACCGCACGCACCCGAACGACCCCAAGCGCATCGTCTCGCTCGTGGAGCGCCGTAGCGCGTTCGGGCTTGGTGGCTCGAAGTTCGAGGAGGTGGAAACCTTCTGGATCTGGACTGAAACGGAGTTCTGCCAGCTGGACACCAAGCGGCGGTTCATCATCCCGCCGACGCCGCACCGATACGGGCGCGTTCCATATGTGGTCTTTCGTGGGCGCGGCGTCGTGGGCGAGCGCGAAGGCATCTCCTACGTGCGCGACGTCATCGGGATCCAGCGGCTACTCCTCAACCGTGTGAGCGACATCGACAAGCTGACTCGGTATCAGTGTCACGGCGTGCTGGTGATCAAGGGCATCGACGACCGCGCGGTCACGACCGGCGCGGACTCGTTCATCCGGTTGACGAACCCGGAGGACAATGCCTTCTTCATCTCGCCGAACGCGAACTTCGCAGCGGCCAACGAGTCGGTCGAACGGCTGGCCGCGATGCTCTTCGAGATCAGCAACGTGCCGCAATCGCTGGTACGCGGCGGGCAGGCGAGCAGCGGACTCCAGCTGGCCATCGAGATGCGGCCGCTCGTGCGGACCGTGCAGAGCTTGCGCATCCGCTCGTCTGCGGGCGAGCGCGATCTGGTCTGCTGTGTCGCTGCCGTGGGCCGCGCGCACGACCCGTCGCGCTACCCGGACCCCAACGCGATCACGCCCGAGGTGACCTTCAAGGACGACTTCCTGCCGTCGGACAAGAACGAGGAGCAGGACCGCGACCTCGTGCTGTTGAACAACGACCCGCCGCTGATGACCGTGCGGGCGTTCATCGAGAAGCACAACCCGGACATCGCTGGCGATCCGGGCAAGATCGACGAATACCTGCGCGAACTGAAGGACGAGGCGGCTGCGCGCGGGCTCGGTGCGATGTTCGGTACGCCGATCAAGACCAGCGCATCGGCGGCAAGCGGCGGCAGCGGTGAGCCCACGCCGCCGGGCGGTCTCAATCCTCCGGGCGAGCACGAGCTTCCGGGCGGCAAGACGCCCGACGTTGAGCAGGATCCTGACGCTGGCGGCGACTCGTCGGAGACGCTGTGAAGAAGCTGAGCAAGGCCGAGCAAGCCAAGCTGATGAAGCTGGCGCAGGAGCACGCGAAAGAACTCGCGGCAATCGAGGCGCGGCTGAAGCGGCGCGTCACCGCCTCGGCGCTGAAGCAGCAAAAGGAGATACTCGGCGCGATCGCTCAGCTATCCGGGACCGTCGATCAGGCGACGCGCGCAAGGATCGCTGGCGTGGTGAACACAACGATCAAGCGCAACGGCATCGAAGCGGTGAGCGGCATCCTCGAAGAAGCCGGGTCCGCAGCGGCGTCAGTTGGCAAGATGGCAGCGGCGACCGCGCTGCTCATGGGCCGGAACGATCTGGCGAAGCGCACACTGGCGAACCTCGCGCGGTCGGAAGCGACCGGGCAGTGGCTGAAGAGCGAGACAGCGAACCGATACGCTGCGGCGTTCGCCGAACAATGGGAGGCAGCGTTCGGCGGCACGCAGCGAGGCTTGGCTCAGGTGTTCACGCGTGCAGCCTACGGCGGGCTGGACTGGCGCGACGTCTCGCGCAACATCACCGGCGGCATGGGCGACATCAAGGTGCCGCAAGGCATCAACCCGGCGACGTTCGCCGAGGCGTTCGCGCGCACGAAGGTCGCGGAGATCGCCAATGAGTCTGCGCTGGAGAACGCCCAGGAAGGCGGCATGGAACTGTTCATCAATGTCGGCGTGGTCGATGAACGCCAATCGGAGGAGTGTTACGACGCGTGCAACGCAGGCGCGATGACGCTCGCCGAGTGGGAAGCGAGCGACTACGGCGTGCCGCCGCGCCATGAGTTCAACTGCCGGTGCGATCTGGTCCCGGTGCCGTTCGATCCCGAGCTGAAATGGGAGAACAAGACACTTGACGAACGGCGAGAAAGGAGGGACGCTGCGGAGTGATCAGCGACACCGGGTCTCACCCCGGGCGGCGACCGGCAGCCAAGCGCCGGGATGAAGCGCGAAACCCGAACTGAAGATGGAGGGACAATCCCATGAAGAGACTCATCCCGATCTCGATCGGCGCGATCCTCGCTGCGGTCGTGATCATCGGTCTGCTGCTGCCTGTACCGCAGGTGGATGCTGCGACCGGATCGAGGGTCGATCGTGTCAAGACGTCCGGCACCGACTCGCTCGCCGTCGCGACCATCGACACGAGTTCGACCTTCAGCATCAAAGGGTTGAAGAACATCGTGGTCGCGATCGAGTACGATGGCGACTCGGCGAAGGCGTACGTGGACTACTCGTTCGACAATACGCATTGGACGAACATCGTCGGCGCGACGCAGTTGAACGGAGCGCCGGGAACGACTGCCGTGCAGTTGTCGCGCGTGCTGACGCAGACGGCATCCGGTGGCGCGGCGTATCTGCCGTCGTTCATCGGCTACCAGCTTCGCGTGCGCGTGAACAACGACGACTCGGCGAGCAAGCTGACGAACCTGCGCTACTGGGTAATGTACGAGTAACCCAGGAGGAGACGGACGATGAAGGACGAAGACGACCGCAACGCGGGCGGGAGCGACGGCGAGGACAACGCTGCCGCTGAAAGCCGTGGGAAGCTGTCGGAGCGTGAGCAGCAGATCGCCAACCGCGCGGAGAAGCGCGAGCGTCTGCGCCGGGAAGCCGCCGAGCGCAAGCTCGCCGAGCTGACGGCCAAGCTCGACACGCTGGACAAGGAGAAGCTCACCGAGTACGAACGCCGCGAGAAGGAAGCCTACGAGCGCGGGCGCATGGAGGCCGAGGAAAAGCTGAAGGCGCAGACGGCGCGCGAGCGGAAGCTGTGGAAGGCAGAGCGTGCTCTGCTCTCCAAGCGGGCTGACCCGGACGCCGCGAAGCTGATCGACCTCGACGATCTGGCCGAGGACGACGACGTCGCGGAAGCTGTGGAAAAGCTGCTCGAAGCGAAGCCGCACCTGATCCTTCAGCAAGCCGAAGGGCATCCGGCTCAGGGCGGAACGCCGGGCCGCAAGAGCAGAGCGGAATCCGGCGGCGCGTGGACGCGCGCGCGCATCCGGTCGGTGATCGAAGCCGGTGAGTATGACAAGTACAGGGACGAGATCGCCAAGGCGAACCGCGAGGGACGAATCGTCGGGTAGACGCCGAGGCATGAGAGGAGATACGCATGGCTGGGACTCAGGTTAGCGACGTTGGCAACATCATCCCCGAAGTCTGGTGCGGTGATGTCTTGACCGTGTTGCGGAAGGCTCCACCGCTGACGAAGTACATCAGCACGGACACCGACTTCGGCGGCGCGGTTGCACAGGTCGGAACGGTCATCAACGTCCACTACCCGGGACCGATCGCTGCGGACACGAAGACCGCAGGCCAGGACTACGCGCTGGCGGTTCCGGCTGACGACAAGCTCGCGCTGTCGCTCAGCACTCTGGCGCACGTTACGTGGATGTTCGAGGATCCGGCGGCGGTCGCGGTCAACCCCAAGGTGCATCAGGCGTACATCGACGACAGCGCGAAGGCTCTGGCGGAAGCCGTGAACACGGCGATCTGCGCGCTGTACAACTCCACCGGCGGGCTCAGCGGCAGCGCGCCGTCTTCCTGCGGAACCGGCGGCGGCGGCGGCGTGCTGTACGCCGACGTCCGCGAAGCGGCGGCGAACCTCGACAACGCGAAGGTTCCGGACAGCGACCGCTACCTCTTCATCCATCCGACCGACATCGAAGCTCTGCGCGGCGACTCGTCGCTCGCGTCGTACTTCGCGATGGGTGATCCGGAAGCGATCCGCACCGGGAAGGTCGCTCAGCTCGCGGGGTTCGGTCTGGTCAAGTGTCCGCAGGTCGCTACCGGCAGCGTGCCGGGCGCGGGCTCGCGGGAGAACCTCGCCGTCCACAAGCGCGGGATGATCTTCGCGTCGCGGCCGCACGCGATGGCGGATATGCCGGGCGCTGAGTCGTACGCGATGAGCGACCCCGAGAGCGGGCTGGCGGTGACGGTCGTGAAGCAGTACAACATCCTGAAGGGCGGCCTCATCGTGTCGGTGCGCTGTCTGTACGGCGTGTCGATCCTCGACGATGCCGCTGTGGAGGTTGTTGCCGGATGACGATGCAGGAACAACGCGACGCTCTGCGTGGTCGTTTCGTGTGGGTCGCTGACGTACACGGGTACCAGCAGGGCGTCGATCCTGCGCTGGTGGAGATGATCCTCCAGCGCGAGAAGGGATGGCGCAGGCTCAGCGACGAAGAGGTCGAAGCGCTCATGCTCGTCATGCTGCCGGATCCACCGGCTGACCTTGGCGCGCTGGTCGTCGATCCCGACACGCTGACGCCTGCGGAACAGGAAGCGGCTGGGTCGTTGGAGCAGGAGGCGGCGAGCGAAGAGCCTGAGCGAAAGCACGGGCGGAAGCGCCGTGACAGCGCCGAGACCGCGAACCCGGCCGAGTAGCAGGAGGCACCCATGGCGCGGAATCTGTACCTCGCGGAAGCGGACCTGACCGCTGGCTTGCCGACTGGTCACGGGATGAGCACGGCAACGCTGACGGACATCCGCACGAAGGCGAGCGACTGGATTGACGCTCAGTTCGGCGTCAACTACTGGGTGCCGTTCGCAGACATCGCGGCCACGCCGAGCACGCCCGCGCCCGTGCATGAGCTGGCCATGCTCTACGCGCAGTGGTACGGGCGTTGGAAGCTGGCACCGGCACATCGCAACGTCGCGGACACCGACCTGACCGCGATGCGGTTGCACATCGACACGGAGGTTGCCAAGTACCAAGGCGACGCGCCGAAAGCCAAGCTCGGTCCTGTGCAGGTATCAGCCGAGGCGATCACTTGGGGAGTCGGCGACTACGACGACTGGGCGCTGCTCTCCAGTGGGAACAAGGACGTTGACGGCGAGTCGGCGTCGATGACGAGCGCGGACGGCGCGACCGTCTACCTCGCCTACACGGATTTCCGCATCGGCTACAGCCACGAGTACCGAAGCTACTACGTGCAGCGGATGAGCAGCGAAACGCCCGACGGCGTGCTGCTCACCTACTGGTACAGCCTGATCCGGCGGCGCGAGACCGACACGGCGCGCCCGCCTGAGGGAAGGGTCTACCTGTCGTGATCGGGCTCGACCAAAAGAGCGAGTACGCTTTGGTCCAGCTTGGGCCGAAGTTCGCCAAGTACCGCAAGGAGATCGGCAACGCCACGAAGCCGTTCATCCGCGTCTTCCAGATGTGGAAAGCGCTGACCGCTAACGCATGGTCGAAGATGCGCAGGCAGGGCGGGATGTTTCGCGGCGAGATCTCGTGGGACGCGCTGAAGGACACGACGCGCCCGAAGCAGAAGGCAGCGATCATTAATCAGGACAGCGGGCGGTTGAAGTCGTCGGTCGTGCAGCAGAAGATCGACATCCGCGACGAAGGGCGCGAGCTATGGATCGGCGCGCAGATGGTGGAGTACGGGCAGCACGCCTTCGGCATCGGCGGGCGCAACGTGCTCGTCTGGACGGCGCAGGATGACCGGAACGCTGTGAAGGTCTTCGACGGCTTTCTGCAGGAGAAGGCCGACAAGATCTTCGGGGGGCGATGATGGCTTGGGCTGACTGGCGCACCTACCTCGAAGTCGCCATCGTCACGGCGATCAATGCGGACGCGTACCTCGCCGTCGGCAGCGAGGACCCTGACGCCTACGATGTGAAGACCTTCACCTCGCTTCTGCCCACGATCGACGGCGTCGAGATGGAAACCTATCGCGGGCAGATGCCCTTCATGGCTTTTCGCGCGCTGCCGTCAGGAGACGTTGAACCGATGGGCGCGGGTTCGTACAAGTACCCGCTGGAAGTGGCGTTCCTGATCGCCTGCGAAGGTCATCCGGTCACGACGCCGCAAGAGCTTGTCGCGAAGATCCAATCGCGGACGATCCATGTCTTGCACGGCATCAACGGCGACGCGCTGGGTTGCGGTCACCAGATCGTCTTGGCGGATGTCAGCGGCGGCTTGCCGTTCATCAACGAAGGAGACCCAACGGTGGTCTTCGGTCGTGTGTCAGCAACGTTCCATGTAGTCTACTTCGCATAGGAGGGAGCGATGGCTCTGGTCACTCTCACGAACCCGAGGCTCGGGCAGTCCCGCAAGCTGTACGTCAGCGCGGCGTACGAATCGACCTACGGCAGCGCGGCAACCCTGAGCCATATCATCGCGCACGATTGCTCGGCGAAGCCGCTCATGGAAACGCCGATCATGCTGCGCGACAACGCATGGGCGAGCGGGAACCTGTCCGCGTCGGCGCGGCGCGCGTTCCGGCAGAAGGTGCTGGCGAACGGATCGTTCCCGGGGATCTTCGCCAGCATGGACGCCCTCGCCATCTTCATCAGCAAGCTGTTCTCCGACGACGACGTCGGCTCGCAGATCGGCGCGACCGGGTACTACCCGCACACAATGAAGATGAAGGACGCGCCGTACTTCCTGCACGGGATGACGATGGAGGAGCACCGCAACGGCGACACCGCCGACAGCGGACACGACATCCAGCTTCAGGGACAGGCGATCACCGGGCTGACGCTTCAGTTCGGCCTGACCGACTTCGGCAAGATCAGCATCGACTACCTCGGCAGCGGGCGCGTGAACAGCGCGCAGGACCGCACCGATGGCGACTTCACCTACCCGCAGAAGTTCCTGTCGATGGATCGCGTGAAGGTGTACTGGGCTCCGATCGTCACGCAAGGCGACACGATCTGGGCCGGGACCTTCTCCACCGGATCAACGCAGGACGCTGGCGTGTTCGCGACTGCACCGTCTGGTGGCTTCACGGACATCAGCGGGCTGATCACCGGGCTGACGCTGAAGCTGCAGACCGGAGCGAGCGACGACAGCCGTGCCGGTGGTCAGTCGGCGGATTCCGGGTTCTACGGCGGGCCGCCGCTGGCGCGTGAACCGCTGGCGTTCCTCGACCTCGACTTCTACAGCGGCGACACGCTGGAGGCTTGGCTGCGCGACTTCGCCGGGCAGACCTTCGACGACATGAATCAGGGGACCTTCGTCATCGACCTCGCGGGAACGGTCGATGAGGAGTACGGGCAGATCGTGATTCCGGTGGCGACGCAGATCGGCGAGCCGGGCGGCGGCACCGGCGTCGGCGTGGTCACGCATACGGCGTCCTTCGCTGCGGACAAGGGATACGCGGGCACGATCGAGCAGCCGGTCGAATGCTCATTCCAGATCCACACGATCACGGCGCTCGGCGCGTAGGAGGCAGCATGGGGTCGCTTCGGCTGAAGGTCGATGTTGAGTTCGAGACCTGCGTGGTGACGTTCCTCGCGCCGCTGCGGGACACGGTCGTGAAAGGAGCCGAGCTGATGCGCGAAGATTCCGCCGCTGACCCGATGGAGGTGCTGAAGCGCAACGACACGGCGTGGGCTCTGCTCGCGCCGCTGGTCGTGTCGGCGCAACCGAAGGACGGCGGCGAACCGCTGGAAGGGAAGGCGGCGGTCGCGGCGCTCGAAGAGGACGGCGTGATGGGAGGCATGGCTGCGATGCAAGCGCTCGCCATGCTCATCTTTCGGGGTCGAAGAGCGCCTGTGCTCCTTGGTCTCGACTGATCTGGACGACATGGCGCACGACCGCGAGATCATCGACGGGCGCAAGAGCGGCGGGTTGCGGCTGTTCCACAGCGACCATCCGTGTCCTGCGCCGTCGATGTGCAAGATCGAGCGCGGCGTATGCCAGACTTGCAAGCGGCGCAACGTGTCGCCGCTGACGATGCTGGTCTCCAGTCTGGCGCGGCTCTCGTTGGCAGGTGCCAGCGTGGGCGTTGACGACTACCCGATGGCTGTGTGGGCCGCGATGAGCATCGTGGTCGCACGGTCGAATGCGAGGTTGTGATGGCTGTCGTCCCGCTGAAAATCCGCTACGACGGCAAGGACGCCGAGCGCGGCCTTGCCGGAATGACTGGCGAACTGAAGAAGCTCGCCGGTGCAACGCTCGCGTTCGTCGCTGCGAGCAAGGCGATCGGCTTCGCTAAGGACCAGTACCTGTCGTTCGTCGATGATGCGCGTGGGGCGAAGCTTCTGGACACCGAGATCAAGAAGCTCGGCGGCTCCATGTCGCTCTACAATCAGCAGCTTGACGAGATCCATAAGCAGACGTTCAAGCTGGCGATCGACGACACGAAAATGGCCGACGCGCTGCGCGAAGTGGCGACCAAGACCGGCGACGCGGACAACGCGATGAAGTCGTGGAAGCTGATCCTCGACATCGCGAACAAGGAACAGATCGACTACGCGGCGGCGGCTGACATCGTAACGTCGGCGATGGTCGGCAATATGCGCGCGCTTGGCGCGCTCGGCGGCGAGTTCAAGGTGTTCGCCAAGGAGAACGTCGACCTTCAGCACACGTTCGAAGGCTCGCAGAAAGCCATCGACTTGCTAATGGAGAAGTACGAAGGCGCGAGCGAAGAGCGCATGGAAACGGTCTCCGGGCAGATGGACCGGATCAAGACCACGTGGAACGAGATACTCGAGCAGCTTACAAGGCTCGCGACCGGCGACATGGACAAACAGCTTGAGTTCTGGAAGTCGATCGGCGACCTGATGGAGCGTTTCGCGCTTGCGCTGGACCGCATCAACGCCAGTAAGCTCGGGGAGGTGATACGAGCGATCGTGGCGCTGCACAGTCTGTGGTCCAACACGTTCGGGCTCAACCGAATGTTGAACACGTTCCTGCCGCCGATGTCCGACGTCGAGGACCGCAGGCGCGACAATCAACCGCCGCCGAAGCCGGACCCGGCGCGCGTGCCGCGACCTGCGATGCCGCAGCGCCCGGTGTTTGACTTCGGCGAGTTCGAGATGCACGACCTGACCGACAACTCGTGGGAGTCCGGTCACGCGATCAATCAGCAGCGGATCGCTGAGCAGAAGGAGCTTCTTGATCAATGGCATGAGTCGATGGCGAAGGAGCTAGAGGCGAACAAGAAGATGCTCGACGATCTGGCGGCAGCGTACCAGGAAAAGCTGGAGACCGTCGCCGGGTATCTCGAAGGCGCGTTCAACGTGCTGTTTGCCAATATGCGCGACGGCTTCAAGGCAACCGTGGACGCGATGGCGAACTACTTGTTTCAGCAGATCACGGCGGCAATCGCGAAGATCATGGCGCGGATGGTGGCGACGAAGCTCCTCGGCTTCATGTTCGGCGGTCCGCTGGGCGCAGCCGGTGCCTCTGCCGCGACGAGCGCCGGATCGTCCGCGCCCGGTGGCGTCGGTGGCGGCTGGGGAATGTACGGCTCTGCGCCCGGCGTCTTCTCTGGCGTGAGCGCGGCGCGCACGGGAAGCCTCATCGCACGATCGGCAAGGTGGTGACGCATGGGAAGCTGGAAGCTGTGCGCCAACGATCTCGGGTTCCGCCAGTACGCGGCGCTGTCCGCGACGGCTGGAACCGATACTGTGAAGAACACCGCTGACGGCGACCCGGCGTCGAAGTGGCTGGTCGCCGCGACTGGCGCAACGATCACGCGCACGACTGGCGGCGCGTACACGTATCGCGGGTTCGGCATCGCTGGATCCAGCGGGCTCGCTGGCGCGCAGCTTGTCTTCGAGACCTACGCGAGCGGCGCGTGGACGACGCGCAAGACGATCGCGTCCGGGCTCGTGCCGGGTTACGACTTCGCGTGGATCAGCGACACCGGCTACAGCGCAACGGCTGTGCGCCTTGTGATCAGCAGCGCCGGGAACCCGTTCTCCATCGGATGCGTCGGCTGGCTCGGCGACTACGGCTACAACTACCTCGGCGCGCTGACCAACGCCAGCGGCTACGGCATCCTCGCGCTTGGCGATGTCGCGACGCCCGGTGGCGTCCGCTACCCGATCGTGAAAGGGATCGACTCTGGAGTCGTCCACGTGCAATCGGCCGGCGGGTTCATCCAGTCGCAGCTTGTGCGCGGAAGCTCGAAGGAGATCCAGCTCGCGCTTCAGGACATGCAGGGCGCGCGCGGATACGCGTTCGACAAGATCATGCAGTCCTTCTTCCCGTCCGTGCCGGACGACTCCTACACAAACAGGGGATGGGCGAAACCGTGCTGGCTGATCAGCGATGAGTGGACCGACGATGCCAACTACGCAGCCGACCACGTGATCGCCGCGCCCGGCTTCTCGCTCGGGTATCAGGTTCACTCGCCGAGCGGGCTGGTCTCCTGCTCGCTCGTTTTCAGGACGCTGCCGCGATGAGCATACCAGCTGACCTCAAGGACCAGGGACACCTGAGCATCGTCGTGTGGGCGACGGTCAGGACGAATGCTGGCGATGTCACGATGAACAACCGCATCATCTACCTCTGCACCGCTGGTCGGCAGATGAAGGCTCCGGCCTACCCGTACCAGCCGCTGATCGTGCAAGTCGAGGACATCGTGACCGACGTTGGCGAGGGCTCGTCCAGGCTGGCGTTCACGCTCGCAGCAGATCGCGGCGTCTACTGCTACAAGAGTGGCACTAGTCCATACTGGGAGCACTTCGACAATCTCCAGACGCTTCTGCAGGCGTACCCGTCCTTCAGCCGTGCGGAGGTCGAGATCGGCGTTGAGCTGCACGACTGCGTTTCCGCTGGCTCATCCGCCACCAGCTACACGCTCTGGCAGGGCGTCGTGCGGAAGCTGAGCGGCGTGTCGCCAATGAGCGTGACCTTCGAGTGTGAGCAGGACGTTGCCGTGCGCGACAAGATCATCCCTGCGCGCACGCTCGACGAGGTCTACGACTGGCACGGCCATCCAGAGTCGCGGCAGGACCCGTCGGCCAAGGGCCAGCCGAGCCTTGCCAGCTTCGGATCGTTCCTGCCTGACGTTGAGTGGGCGTCAATGTCCACTTGGCAGAAGCGCAACGTGCTCGGCGTCTGCGGTCTCGACATTCCGCTGGCGAACCTTGCGCATTGTGGCGTCATCAGCCAGTTCGTCACGGCTTACGGGTACGAGCTACTGCACGACAACGAGATCCCGATTTCCGGCTCGCTTGAAAGCGGCACCGATTGGGGCGTGTATCTCAACACCGGCGGATCGAAGCGCGCGCGCCTGTACAACAAGTGGGAGGATCTCAACGGCACGACGCATAACGGGCAGACGATGTACAGGGCGGCTGGCACGCAGGTGAGCGCGTTCCTCACGCCGACATACCCTTGGGTGCAGCTTCCGATCGTCCCGTCCCTGCCAGACGGCGTGGACGCGTACTGGTACAAGGCGATCGACGGCAATCCAAACACCTACACGATCATCAACCCGCTGACGCACGCCTACTACATCCTACCGTCGGTGTCGCTGCCGGGTTCGCTGTCGATGAACAGCACGGACGCAGGCACCGGCACCTACGATCACAGCGGCGCGGGCGCGCCCGTAGGGCTAAAGCTGGTGGCTCTGCTGCGAAGGAACCCGTCCGCGGTGAACGGCGTATTCGAGCTTAGCCTCGTCACGCCCGGTGGCGCGCTGTGGGGCGGGCTGCCGTACGCGGCGACGACGTTCAACATCCCGTACTCTGGCACGACCGATTGGAAGCTGTGCCAAGTGAACCTCCCGTGCGACAACGGCGTGACGCCCGGCACGGCTGGCTCTGGCTGGATCGGTTCACACTTCCACAGCGGGAACTTTGAGTCGAGTACCGAAGTGGACGGGCCGGACGGCTCGCTGTTCTGGAGCCAGAACAAAGTCGAGCCGATGATGATCAAGGTGAACAATACATCGAGCGCGCAGGTCTGGCTCGTTGCGCTTGCGCTGGTCGCGGGCTGCCGTGTGAACGTGGAGGCGAACCCGCTCATCACCTTCCTCTACAGCCCGGAGGCAGAGCGCGAAGCGTGGGCGGATCGCGAGTCGTCGCGGACGCGCGACGCTCGGCCGTATCGGGTTGGCATCTCGGCGTCCGGCGGGCGCGAGTACCTTCCGCGCGATGACGGCAGGCGCGACGCGTGGTCTAACTCGGTTTCGCGCACGCAGAAGAAGAGTCAGTACGACGTCAAGATGCCGCCGACGGCTTTCGCTGCGAGCGCGGCAACGGTCAAGGCTCCGGACTCCTTCATCACCGGGACAAGCGGCGAGGTTCTCCGCGACCCGATCCACCATATGTGTTTCGCACTGTCGTATATGCGCGGCGAAGAGGTCGCCGAGGGAACTGAGTTCGGCTCTTACACGGAGGCGAGGACGCTGCTGACGCGCTGGTGGAGCGGGAGCGCAGCGAACCCGCTCCATACGTGGGACATGAACGAGCAAGCCGGGAAGCCGTCGCCGCTCGGGACGTTCATCGACGCAGGCTGCGCGCCGGTGATGGATCTCAAGGTGCGGCGGCTGCGGAACGGCAAGTGGGGTTTCACGATCTGGGGACCGTGGGCGATGCTCTCCACATCGCTCACCTCGGTGGTCTACATCAGCGGCAGACCGACTGTGCTGATCGAGCCGATGGAGCACGTGCTCGCCGGGGACGGCGGCGCGGCTATGTCGATGAGCGCAGATACGCAGTCCGTGCGCAACCTGATCAACATCAGGTACGGGCAGAACCTTCAGTACGTGGCGCGCTGCTACCAGACGGGCGCGAGCTTCGCGACGGACAACGGCGTGGGCGAAGCGTGGTGCGCTGGCAGCGGCGGCGCGATGCCCTACGGGAGCACGAACACGCCGGTGGACCTCGCCGAGTGGTCGTACAGGATGTTCGGGCTGTCCGAGCTTTTCACGATCGACGTCCCGTTCGTGGACTCGCCGCGCGTCGCCGCGATGATCGGCGCGTACTACCTTGCACGGTACTACAGACCAGAGGTTGTCCTGCGCTTCTCGGCGAACGCCGGGCTGCTGGATATGCATCCGGGCCACATCTTCTTTATGAAGAACGACCTCTGGTCAAAGCTGGCATGGCGCTATCTGCTCGGCGGCGACTATAACGCTGACCCGTCGTGGGACACTGTGGCGTGGATGGTCACGCAGATCGACACGATCGGCGGATGCGGCGAGCCGTTGACGCACGAGGTTTCAGCCATCCTGCTCCCGACGCAGTTCGGCACGGAACTCGTCAGCGGCAACATCATCGGCGGGACAAGCGAAGATCTGCTGCTCGCGTCGAGCGGCACGTAGGAGGAACGATGCGGCTGATCGCTTGGCTGATCCTGATCGCGCTGCTCTGCACAGTCGCGGCGTCGCTGGCAGGACCGGCGTCGCCGAAGTACACTTCGCTCTGGCGGCGCGCGACTTCGACCGGATTCCAATGGCTCGACTCGTCGAACGCCGTGCTGTACGCGTACCCTGCGACCGGCGACACGACCGGCAAAGGGAAGCCGCTGACCTACATCGGCAACTACCTCTGGCTGTTTATCCCTGACTCGACCTACGTGTACGACATCGTCGAGACAACGGGCATCGACTCGCTCGTGCTCGGCGGCGACAACGTGTCGTACATGGGACCTGAGCTTGTCGTGGCGGATTCTGCTGTGACGACGAGCGCGCTGCGCCCGGACCCCGACGGCCGCTTCCGCTTCACATCGACGCCCGAAGCGGAGAGCTTGCTCGTGAGCTACATCGAGCCGGACAGCGCGGGCCGCTGGCTCCATCTCGGCGGTCACGTGTACACTGACTCGCTGACGGCGGCGGCTTACCTCGGCGCGGTGCTCGGCGCGTTCACTACGGCGACCGCCGACACGATCGGCATCAACGGCAACCTCGGCGCACAGATCGTGCGAGCGGAGTCGCTTGATGTTCGTGCAGGCGCGGCGGGCAGCGGCGGCTCTTACGCGGCGGTTCACACTGGACCGCGCGGTGTTTTCACCGATGAGGCAACGATCGGCGACAACGGCGTGGGCGACGGGCTGGAGGTACTGGGAACGCTCTCGGTTGATGGCACCAGCACGCTCAAGGGATCGGTGGACACCGAAGGCAAGCTGACCGTGGGCAACGCTGGCACGGACTCGCTGAGCGTGTTCGGTGATCTGCGCGTGCGCGGCGGTGACATCGTGGCAGGCACAGCCGGTCAGGCTGGCACCGTGGCCCTGAGCGACGGGAGCAGCAACACAACCACACTCACCCAGGCGGCCTGGGGTTCCAATGTCACGGTCACGCTGCCGATGTTCTTCGTGGACTTCGAACCTCCTGATCCGTGGTCGTCGATCGACGGCACGGGTATGCAGACCAGCTTCTACGTCGCAGGCATCGACACCTCATGGGTGGCGATCCCGGTCCGCTCTGCGGACTACGACGGCGATCCGGACTATCCGACAGGCGCGGCCGCCGCTGCGGTGACTCGCCCGTACTTCACCTATTGCAAAACGGATTCGGTCGTTATCACCAGCCATGCGTGCTGCGACTACGACGGCCACATCTTCCTCATGGTCGCCAAAAAGAACCTGTGGAGGTGATCCATGCCCAGCTTCAGGAACCTGACCGGCCACCAGCTGACGATCTGCAACGTCGAAGGCACGACCGTGCAGGCGCGGCTGGAACCCGATCCGCTGGTCATCGGCCTCGTCGATGATGGCGGCACGCTGGAGCAGTTCGCTGGGGTCGATGTTCTGACGATCCGGCTCAACGCTGTGGTCGCGAACCTGCCAGCGCGCGTCGCTGGCGTCGGGCTGATCCTGCGGCGCGAGGTGCTGGAGACGCTCGCAGATCGCGGACTCAACCGACCCGATCTGTGCGCGCCCGCGCGGCGGCGCATCGTGATCGACGGCGAGATGTGTCACCGAGGACTGATCCGTTACCTAGACTGAGGAGGGCTGTGCCGTGCCTGAAGGCTTCGATTTCAACAACCCGCTCGCCATCATCGGCCTGCTCGCGGTGGTCGTGTTCATGCTCCTGCGGCTGCTCCAGTCTCGGAAGCAGCACAGCGAGTCGATGAACGGCGAGAACCCGCAGACGCAGCTACTGCGCCGGATCGTGGTGATCGGCGAAGACCAGACCACGCTGATGCGAGCGCACAACGAGGTCATGGCCCGCGAGCACGAGGCAACCCGCAAGACGATCGGCGATCTGGCGGCGGCGATCCGCCAGCACGATGAAGCCTGCGACACCCGCTGGACGAAGGCGCGGAAGCTGATCCGGGAGCAGGGAGACGGGGAGTGAGCGAAGACAAACAGGGCGGCGAAGTGATCGCCGACCCGGTGCCGATCCTTGGCTGGAGGGATCGGCTGATGCTGAGGCTGGCGGCGCGGCGCGCTGTCGCGATCGCCAAGGAGATCCGCCAACGAAGGGAGGAGAAGATGCCGCCGACAACGGCTCAGAGCTCGACGAAGAAGTGGGCCGCAGTGGGAGCCATCGTGATTGCCTGTTTGCAGGGCGTCAAGCTCCGCTGGCCCGAACACGCGATCTGGATCGATCCTGCCACCATGATCATCGGCGCCGTCACCGGGGCTGGTGTCGCCTACGGCGTCCGCAACGCGATCGCCAAGGGCAAGTGAGCCGGAACGCCGAACATCTGGAGCGCACTGTGCGCGAGCGGTTCAACCTGGGCTGCTCGCGCTATCGTGCGCTGCACGGCGATCGGTTCCTCATCATCGTCACGGAGACATGGCGCGATGCCGCCGCGCAGGATGCCGCGAAGAAGAACGGCAAGAGCAGCGCGCGTGCTGGTCAGTCGCTCCACAACCCGGTCGATGAACACGGACGCCCGCATTCGTACGCGATCGACTTCATGCTGCTTGACACAGAGACGCGGCGGTTGTTGCACGGCACGAGCGACGAAGAGTGGAAGAGATACGCGGAAGCGGCGGCGTGCATGAAGGCGGTCGGGTTCCGCTGGTCTGGAGATTGGACGCAGCGTCGAGGCGTGCCGCGCGAGTGCGGCCACGTGGAAGCGCCGATCCGCTTGTCCGACGCCCACGCGGGCCTCGCGCCGAGCTGGCCGGAACTCTCTGCGCCGCAATGAGTTGCGCGTCCATCCAACTTGCTTGTGCTGTAAGTGCCAGCAGCGTAACGGATTGCGCCGTTCATTCAACCCCTCGCGCGTCCACCCAACTCGCTGCGCGCGCGCCAGCCTCCGGTGCGCAAGCTCTTGCGCGGCCGTCGCTTGCGCGTTCATCCATCCCGTTGTCGCGCTAAGTGGCTGCGATCTGGCCGCTTGCGCCGTTCATCCATCCCGTGCAGCGTTCATCCATCCTGCTCGGCGGCGCGGCATCCTCTTCGAGTGTCGTCGGTTACGCTGTTCATCCATCCGCTCGCCTGCCCGTTCGCTTGCCTCTTGTCTCCCAACGGGTTGCGCGTCCATCCATCCGCGCGCCACGGCAATCCGTTGCGTCACAGGCAGTTGCGGCGTTCATCCAACTCAGCCAACCCGCCGTGCTTCCCCTTGAAGCGAAGCTCTTGCGCGACAGTCAGTTACGCGTCCATCCATCCGCTCATCCCGGCAACCCGTTGGGATGCGGCCAGATAGCGCGTCCAGCCATCCCTGCGTCCGCTGGAAATCTAACCGGCCGCAAAATCGCCACTTACGTGCCCAGCCATCTAGCCATGCAGGCAACCCCAGTGGCCACAACCGGTTACGCGTGGAGCCGCCCGCTGCCGCCCATAAGTACCTAATGCGCCGGAAGTTGCGCGATCCAGCCATCCCGCTCACGCGGGCCTTCCCGCCCGGCCCGCTAAGTGGCCGCGAGGCGGTCGGTTACAGCGCTCAAAATAGTTCGCAAAAAGTTGCGTCGCGTGACGTCCGCGTAACCGGCGGCGGCGCGGAGACTTACCCTGGGTCCGCAGGGAGCGTCGAAAAGCACGCTCTAGAGGCCAGCTATCCTCTTCGCGCGCAGCGAGTTGCCGCGCCGGCTACGTTGCGCGTATGTCCCCAAGCCTATATGCTTCCCCTGTAGTTGGAGTTCGGTCGGGCGGCGGGAAACAGGAGGCACAAGATGACGAAGCGGACGAAGCGGACGAAGCGGACGACGTGCTCGCATTGCGGCACGATCTTGGATAGCGCGCCGGACGCGCGCGGGCGTTGCGACGACTGCGAAGCACTGTTCGCGGCGATCGACTTGCTCACGGACAGCTTTGGTCCGGATGCGCGTCGCGCGCGCAAGCTCATGGACAAGATCGGCGCAGCGCTGAGCGCGCTGAAGGGAAGTTACGAGGGGATTCCGGCGGCGGTCGCGCGCGAGAAGAACGACAAGATGGTCAACACGCTCGTCGATCGCGTGATCGACGCGGTCGAGGCGTACTGCCCAGTCCGGACGCTTTAGCGCGTCCGTCCGCTGCTATGTCGCAGCGCTGATGAGGCGGCAGTCACCGCCGAAACGGACGACCGAAACAGGAGGCACGCAATGTCCAAGAAGAGCACGAAGACCAGCAGCACGAAGGCTGATCGCAACGCGAAGAGCGCCGAGTGGCGCAAGGCGCGGGCCGCGCGCATGGCGCACGAGCTCGGCGAAGTGAGCGACAACTACTCGAGCACGATCGACTTCGTGGCCGCCGAGGTGCAGCGGATCATGGACGCGAACGAGATTCCCGCGCGGCTGCGGCCCGCGTTCATCGGCGCGGTTCGCCGCGCGCTGAAGGCCAGCAACGGCGGCAGCAAGAAGATCAAGGACGCGAACTTCTGGACGCGCGAAGACGGCAACACGCTCTTCACCGGCAACACGGTCGGCGTCGCGGTCCGCGCGAAGGACAAGGTCACCGGCAAGTGGATCGTCACCGAGTGCGACGCGCTGTTCGCCAAGTGGACGAAGAACGGTCGCGCGGCCAAGGCAATGCTCTCGCAGGCGATCCCCTCCTGCGGCATCGAGGTCGGCGACATGAAGGTCGGCCGCGTCGTCGAGGTCAACGGCGCGCGCAAGGGCAACGAGTAGCAGCGCACAACGCACAACGAACAACCCGCGACGCCCGGACTCTTCCGGGCGTCGCGTTCGTCAGGAGGCACGACATGGCGAAGATCAGCGCGAAGGGATGCCGGAAGGTCGCGGAGGCGCGCCGGTCCGGATCGTTCCAGAATGAGCCGGACGTCACGTTCGAGGATGTGTACGTGCTTCGGAGTGACGGCGTCACGTTGCGCCGCACGATCTGGAGGGAGAACGGACGCGCGCGGACGAGCGGATACGTCACGGCGTCGGTGAAGAGGGTGAAGATGGACATGAGCGGTCTGGAAGAGTGGGAGCGCACGATGGAGGCGCGCGGCTTCGAGATGAGTTCGTTTCCGTACTGATCGACGAACGACAACGGACCGAACCGAACCCGCCCGCGATTGCCGGGCGGGTTTTCATTGGAGGAGAGATGAAGAGGTACACGCAGAGTCACGCCGACTTCCGAATGGTCCGCCGCGAAGGCGGCGACTGGGTTCACGCGGACGCCGCCTGCTCGCTGATCGAACGCGAGATGAACCGAGTCGGTGACCGGCTGACCGGGTACAGCTTCCCGCTGCGCTACAGGTGCAGCGCGTTCGACGGACGCGTCTACGCGACGCCCGGTGGCCACTGGTCGAAGTACGCGGAGGTGCTGCAGATCCTCCGCGAGATCGCGGCGCAGCGTCCGCACGCGAAGGACAGCGACTGCACGGTAGTGGACGGCTGGTGCATCATCTGCGGCGCCGAGCACGGCGAAGGCTGCGAGACGTGCGGCGGGCGCGGGTTCCACTGGCCTGCGTGTCCCGACGGTCCCGATGTCCGCGACTGGGGTGGTCCCGGTGAGGATGGCGAGCCGACGTCGATCGCCGAGCACGCAGGCTGCGGCTATCCGCGACCGGACGACTGCGAGGTGACCCGATGATCCGCGTCGGCGACAGGGTTCGCTGGTGCGTGGAGGATCTGGATCGGCTGTCGATCCCGTCGGCCGATCCTATCCGCGCTCAGCGTGGTCACGTGCGTGAGTTCATCGACCGTGGCCGGATGGCCGTGGTCGTGTGGGAAGGTGGTCGCGAGCAGGTGACCGCCGTCGTGAAGCTGGAGCGGGCGACGTCGCCATGAGCGGCGCGCCCGTCTGTCGCTTCTTCGCGGCACTGACGACGACGGCAGCAACCGTCGAAACGGGCAAAGGAGGCACACGATGACGAGGAGCGAGTACCACGCGACGCTCGCGGAAGCGATCGCGTGGACATCCGGCGAGGGCCGGACCGCAATGCTCATGCGTGCCGGGTCGCACGGGTTCGCCGTGACGATCACGGCGCTCGCGTTCCACGGGCCGAACTGGCGCATGGTGAGAGTCACCCTGCGCGACGAGCAGACGAACGCCGAGGTCACGACCTACGGCGTCGAGCAGGAGGTGGTGGGATGAGGACCAGCTTCAAGTACTTCGAGACTAGCTACAGCAACGACGTTCACCGGGCTTCGCTGCAGGTGGAGACGACAGAGGCGGTCGGGATCATCCCGGTCGTCCGCGACGGTCGCGAGATGGCGAGCTTCGCTTTCGGCATCGCGTGGGGCGGTGACGCTTCGGAGCGCGATCGCAATGTCGTGGAGGTGATCGCTGATCTTCTCGCGATGGTGAAGGAGATCGGTGAGAAGAGCACGATGACGCACGAGATCGCTGCGCTGCTCGCGAACGCGGCGGATCACCTGACCGTCGGCGCGATGAAGGAACCGCCGCCGGTCGTGCGGATGGATTGCGACAACGGATCGTTCCTGGAGGAACTCGTCGGAGACCAGAAGGAGGCCAGCGATGGTGATGCGTGAGACCGGGAGCGCCGGCAACGGCGGCAAGCCGGACGAGGCGATCGCGGCGATCCGTGAGGCTGTCACGATGTACGCCGTCACGATGCGGTCGGCCGTCATGCAGGCGGCGTGCTTCGCGGCGGTGGCCGACAAGATGGATCGGACCGACGCTGATGAACTGGCGTTCCGCATGATCGCCATCGCTCGCGGCCATATGGCGGCGGCGTCGTTCGGCAAGGCGCGTGCGGAGAGGTTCGCGCAGACGCACCCGAACCGCGCCGCGCAGATCGTGATCGAACTCAAGGACTCCGTTTGACAATCGAACCGCCGGGGCGTCGGGAACGGCGTCCCGGCAAGGAGGCACAGATGCACAAGGGAACGAATCTGTCTGAGCTTCTCGACCGGGTCGTCGAGGAGACGCAGACGAAGAAGGATCTGATCGTGCCGGGCAGCGCGATCCGGTTCGTGGACAGCAGTGGCACAGCGCAAGCGATGATCGAGGGCGCGCGGTTCGCCGTGCGCGATCACGCTCACCGCCAGATCGGCGCGGCGACCGGCATCCCGCGCGAGTACTACGAGAAGATGAGCAGCGAAGCGCCGGATCTCCTCGTGGAGAACATCAACCGATGGCTTCCGCACCTGACGCCACGCATGGTGCGAACCGTCGCGCCGTCCGGCGTGCCGACGATGCGGGCGTTCCTGTCGGAGAAGTACCGACCGCTCGACAACTTCGACTTGATGGAGCACGTGCTTCCGGTGCTGAGTGCCGCGGGCGTGGAGATCCGTTCGGCCGAACTGACCGACAAGCGCCTCTACATCCAGGCATCGCATCCGCGCGTCACGGCGGATGTCGGCGTCGGAGACATCGTCCGCGCGGGCGTGATCATCGGGAACAGCGAGACCGGCGAGGGATCGCTGTACGTCATGCCGCTGATGGAGAGGCTTGCCTGCCTCAACGGCATGGTGATGAACGTCGGCGCGCAGCGGCGCGCGCACATCGGCGGCAATCGCGGGCGGCTCGTGGCCGAGGATGGATCGTGGGTCCGCGACGAGACGCTCGCGATGGAGGACCGCGCGCTGTTCATGCGCGTGGCGGATTCCATCTGTGGCGCGCTCGACGAGGCGGTGTTCACGCAGCGCGTGGGCGCGTTCCGCGAGGTCGCTGGCGACCGGCTCGGTGACGATGTGCAGAAGGTCGTGGATGTCACCGGGCGCAAGCTCGGCCTGAGCGAAGGCGAGCGCGTGATGGCTCTGCGGAACCTGATCGACGGCGGGCTTCTGACCCGGTGGGGACTGGCGAACGCTGTCACCGCGATCGCGAACGAAGACGCGAAGAGCTACGACCGCGCGGTTGAACTGGAGCGCATCGGCGGCGACATCATGGCTCTGCCGGTGTCGGCGTTGAAGTGATCCGCGCCGCGCTCGTCGCCTCGTGGCGATGGCGGCACCGGCTTCGGGACACGCCCGCGATCGACGCGACGCTGTTTCCTGAAGCGTGGGAAACCCGACTGGTGGCCCGGCGTCATGCCGGGCCGCTGGCCTTGACGATGGAGGACGTTCATGCCTTACAACCCGGCGACCGATGTGGACAGAAGGAACCGCCTCGGCGCAAGTGAAGCGGCGGCGGTGCTCGGGCTCAATCCGTGGCGCTGCGCGCTCGAAGTCTACGACGAGAAGGTCGGTGAAGCGCCAGCGCAAGAGGAGACCGACGGCAACGCGCGGACCGACTGGGGACGCCGTCTGGAGCCCGTCATCCTCGAATGGTGGTACGACAAGAACGCCGGGCCGGTAACGGCGTTCAAGATGAACGACCGGCCGCTGGTGCATCCGGCGCATTCGTGGCTGTCGGCGACGCCGGACGGCATCGGCACGCTGCTACGCGGCAGCGGGCCCGATGTCCAGCTACTGCGCATCGTGGTCGATGCGAAGGCGTCCGAGAGCCCGGAGCGATGGGCAAGCGGGTTGCCGCCGGACGTCGATGCTCAGCTTCGCGTGCAGATGGCTTGCGCGGACGCAGCGGAAGCATACGCGGCAGTGATGATCGGCCTTCGCGGCGCGGAGTTCGTCGTCGAGCGTGACCGGCGCATCGAGGACGACATGATCGGCAGGCTGTCGGCGTTCTGGCATGATCACGTGCTCAAGCGTGTGCCGCCAGATCCCGATGGCTCGCCCGCGACGGCGGCGTACCTCGCGCGGCGCTACGGCGCGGCCCAGGTGGAGAAGGCCGCGCACGTGGTCGGCACGCTCGACGATGAGGAACTGATTCGCTACCTGCTGACGCTCAAGGACACGGAGCGCCAGTTGGACGCCGCGAAGGCGGAAGCGGAGAACAAATTGAAGGAGAGGATCGGCAACGCGACGAAGCTGGTCACGCCGAACGGCTTCACGGCATCGTGGAGCGTGGTCAACGGTTCGGTGAGCTACAAAGCGATCTGCGACGAGCTCGCAGTGCCGAAGGAGATCATGGAAGCGCACCGCGGATCGCCGTACAGGCGGTTCGCCATCAGCGTCCCGAAGTAGAAGCATGGCGGCGGCGTGCTGCGGTCAGTTGGGTGCCTCCGGCTGGCTGTGGTGCGTCGCCGCCCCAACTGTGGAGGAGACATGGAACCGAAGACGAAGAGGCGGCGCAAGCCGTCACGCTCATCGAGCAGCCACTACTTCCTTTCGTGGGGACCGGACGGTCTCGGCGAGAAGGTGAAGGCGGCTGCGAAGCTGCGCGGCATGAACGTCGCAGAGTGGGTGCGGGATGCGTGCTGGCACCATCTCGTTCGGCAAGAACAGGCTCGCGACCAGCGGTTCGCGGACGCCGACAACTGGACTGGAGGTGCGAAGTGAACGAGTACACGGACCCGGCAACGGGAGAGGTGGTCACGATGCAGAGCAGCGGACTCATGTCGATGGCGACGGTCGATCCAGAGCGCGCGCTGGAGAAGCTGAGCGCCGTGGCGAACGCTGTCGCCAAGGTGATCCGGATGCGCGGACTCGCGGTCAAGATCGGCACGAGCGAGCACGTTCGGATTGAAGGCTGGCAGTTCGCTGGAACCCTCCTCGGCGTCACGTGCCGAACCGACTGGGTGCGCGAGGTCACGACGCCCGATGGCGACGTCGGGTTCCGTGCGCGCGTCACGACGCTCTGGAACGGGCAGGAGATCGGCGCAGCCGAAGCCGTGTGCATGGCGAGCGAAGCTCTGCAGCGGCGCGACGGCCAGCGGGTCGCGCGATGGACTGAAGCGCATCAAGTCAACTCGATGGCGCAGACGCGCGCGCAGTCGAAGGCGTACGCGATGGCGCTGCGGTTCGTGATGGTGCTCGGCGGGTTCGCCGGGACACCGGCCGAGGAGATGCACGGCACGGCAGCGGACAACGGCACGCGCGACGAGAGCGGAGACCGCCCGATCACCGAAGCGATGGGCAAGCGCCTGTGGGCGATCGCGTACGAGCGTGCGCGGCACAGCGGCCACGATAAAGAGTGGGCGATGGGCAAGATGCGCGCGATGTTGACGAAGCGTGGGCTCAAGCGCGTGGACGAGATCCCGGCCAGCCAGTACGACGCGGTCAGCCGCGAGGTCGATGGCTTCGGTCGCGGAGAGGAGGACGACGATGCCCAATCCTGATCGTGGAACGGCCGAGCGGGAACCCTTGCTCGGGCGGCGGATCCAGCTGATCCGCAAGGAGCACCCGGACTACATCGTGGAGCGCGACGCCTACGGCCAATGGTGGCGCGTGATCGTGAGCAAGGACGACGGCGTCGCCAGCACGCCGAGGATGTTGCCGGATCTCCACGACTCCGCGGCCAAAGCGTGGGAGGCGGTCGAACGCATGGAGCGTGAAGCGAAGGAGGCCAGCGATGACGGGCAACGGTGATCCGCGCCCGCGGTTCGCTGGCCGCAAGCCGAAGGCGAAGGGACGCGTCTACGAACGCGAGTTTCGCAAGCGCACCGGAGCGAAGCGTGTGATCGCCTCCGGTGCCTACGGACATCTCGTGGACAACGACGACCTGAGCGCCGACGCCGTGCTGGATTCCAACGAGGCGCACCGCAAGCTGCGCGTCGAAGTGAAGTATCGCGCGCGCGGCGTGGCGTTCGGGCAGTTCCTGAAGCCGCCCGTCGATCTGGTCGCTGTGCGCACGGCAGGGAAGCAGTGGTATGTCGTCTTGACGCTCGACCGTTTCATGGAGGTATACGATGGCTCAGGGCTGGTACCGTCGACTGCACACTAAGGTGTGGGACGATGAGAGGTTCCTTGCGCTGAGCCGAGTCGCGCCGTCCGGGCAGTCGTTGTGGCTGTGGCTCCTCTTGGGGCCGCACACGACGCCGCTGCCCGGACTTTGGCGTCTCAGCCGTGCGCAAGCGATCGAGGATCTAGAGTGGCCGGCGGATCGGTTCGACGAGTGCTGGCACGAGATCGAACGCAGCGGGATGGCGCAAGCTGACTGGCGGCGCAAGCTGGTCTGGATCCCGAAGGCGATCGAGTACGCGCTGCCGACGTCGCCACGGAACGTCACCGGATGGGCGAGTCACTTCGTCACGCTTCCGGATTGCGATCTGTGGCGCGAAGCGGGCGCGTGCATCCGTTCCGCGTTGACCGACGAGGGACGCGCAGCATGGGATCGCGCGACTGCACGGGCAGTCGGCTCTCCCCAAGGAGAACCGGTCTCAACGCCTAAGACACGATCGAAGCCCGGCCCGTGTCAACCCCCCAACCCGGAGCCGATCGTTCGCCCTGACCCCCACTTCCAGGGGTCCCGGGCGGCTGTCCGCGACCCGAGCGAGCGGCAGAAGGAGCCGGAAACCGCCCGGAACGGCTGGCTGACTCCGGAGAACGGCGACCGGATCGCCGATCACATCGCCGATACGATCACCGATCCGATCACCGATACGATCGGTGACCCGATCCAGAAGAGAAGAGAAGAGAAGAGAAAAGAAGAGCATAGGCGGCCGGACTCGGCAGCGTGTGCTTCGCACGACGACAAACCTGCAGAGGATCCCGAAGAACAGACACGCCTCCGCAGCTTGCTCGCGCGGTTCGGGCGGCGCTATCCAGGTGAGCTTGAGCGTGTCGGTCGAGTGATCGCGATCTCGCGGAGATCAGGGGAACCCTTAGGTCCGCTGTGTCAAGCTCTCGCTGGAGTCGTCGCGGCAGCGGACAAAGGAACGCCGGTGAAGTACCCGGCGTCTTACATCGCCAAGGTGCTGCGCGTCGAGGTGCCGAACGAGTACGAGCGGCGCGCGGTCGCCAGGGCGAGCGGCATGAAGCAACTGACCGAAGGGCTGTCGCTGTCGTCGCTGGTCGAAGCGGCACGCAAGGCAGCGGGCAACGAAGGAGGCACGGACGATGAGCGGTTGCATCGGCAGGAGAAGTGAAGGGTTCACGGTGATGTGGCACGGGCTCAACTACGCGATGCCGCAGCGCGGCGTGTCGTTCCACGCGGGAACGAAGGCAAACATCAACAAACGGCTGCGGCGCGTGATGGATGGATACGGCGACGGCCACAGCGGCGCGACGCCGTGCATCGGCAACGACCTGAAGGCGCTCGTGTGGTGCGGGATGCACGCACGCACGACCGGGCTGGATCCTGACTACTCCATCGAGATCGGACCACGAGGAGGCATCCGATGGACGAAGGTGTGAAGCGCATCTGCGCCAACTGCGGACGACCGCTGAAGCCGGATCTGCGCAAGACGCGCCGGTGCTGTTCCATCCGCTGCGCGAAGATGCTCGCGTTGTCGAAGTCGCCGTGGCGGAACGGCAACGGATTTTGCTTCCACAAGGACCCGGAGTTGGCGAAGCATCCGCTCGTCAGAAAGGAGGGAGCGCGATGAACACGAAGACCCTCGGCAGCGTCGTTGTCCACGAGGCTTTCGCGCTGGCGGTCACCGCCGCCTTTCTCCGCGCGCTGCCGGACGAGTACTTTCCGCTCGGCGCGCTTCTGGTGCTCGGCTTCGCGTGCATCTGCGCGTTCCTTGTCCTCGGCGTGAAGTGGGAGTTCGAGTGGCAGGCGCAGGTTCGCCGCCGTCTCAAGCTGTCGTGGTGGGACCGCGATGGCTCCATGGAAGCGGCGGTCGCATTCCCGGTCGGTGCGTTACTCGGCACGCTGCTCGGCGTGCTGTGGAGGTAGAGATGAGCGAGCAAACAAGCGCAGCGCTGGACAGGTTGAGCGTGCTGTTGACTGGCAAGCCACTGACGGCAGGAGATGGCC